GTGTGTAGAAGTTAAAGGTTACGCGGAAGACCACCTTACTTCACACTTACTAACATCCAAGACTCCGCAACTAGTAGAATTCTGGGAACAAACTATTCGTCAAGGTATTCAGGTTTCAAAGAAGCCCTTGTTGATTTTTAAATTTGATCGAAGCAAAGTATTTGTTGCTTTTGATGAAATGCCAAATTCGCAGAACTACCGATGCCTTTACTATAACCACGAACAGCATGAGTTCTATGTATCATTACTAGAAGACTGGCTTAAGTGGGAGCAACCAGTATTTGTAACTTGACAAAATAGCTTAGCAGTAGTATAATAACAGATTAACGCACAAATAATATGTCAAAAACATTTTCAAAAATCACAGAATCAAACAATACTTTGCTAGTTGTTGACTCACTTAATCTTGCATTTCGCTATAAACATAGCGGTGCTACTGATTTTGCTGAAGATTACTTACGCACAGTTCAAAGTCTTAAAAAATCATATAAAGCTTCACACGTAATTATTGCAGGAGATATGGGCTCAAGCACTTATCGTAAAGCACTTTATCCTGAGTACAAACAAAATCGTAAAGATAAATTTGAAAACCAAACAGATGCTGAAAAAGCAGCGTTTGAATTGTTTTTTGAAGATTTTACAAAAACACTAGAGCACATTGCTGAAACTACAGAATACCCAGTTTTACGCTTTCAAGGCGTTGAGGCTGACGATATTGCAGCATATATTGTATCGAAAAAATCAAAACTCCCTGTTGACGATATTTGGCTAATTAGTTCAGATCGTGACTGGGATTTATTAGTTCAACCTAACGTATCAAGATTCTCTTATGTTACTCGCAAAGAAGTTACAATCGATAACTGGAATGACCACTATGACTTTAATCCAGAAGACTACATTAGTATTAAGTGTCTTACTGGTGACAGCGGTGATAATGTGTTTGGTGTGCCTGGTATTGGGCCTAAACGAGCAGTTGGCTTGGTTAATGAGTATGGTAGTACCTATGACATTATTGCAAGCATTCCTATCACTGGTAAATACAAATACATCCAAGCACTAAATGAATGTAAAGATACACTAGAATTAAACTATAAATTAATGGATTTAGTAACCTTTTGCGACGAAGCAATTGGTACTGAAAATTGCAAACAAATTGACGAAACCTTAGAGTTATATTTAAAATGAATCAAGCAACAATTCTTGGAATTAACAGTTTTACAAATACTGTTAGTTATACTTTAGACTGCCAACTAAAACCAGGTGCAAAACTACCACAACGTGCTCACGACAGCGATGCTGGGGCAGATTTGTTTAGTTATGAATACTTGGAAATTTATCCCAACGAGCAAAAACTTGTTGATACGGGTATAGCAGTTAAAATTCCACAAGGCTTTGCAGGCTTTGTATATAATAGAAGCTCTCAAGGAAAAAAAGGAATTACTATCCCTCACAGCGTAGGCGTGATAGATAGTGGTTATCGTGACACAATTAAAGTTTTGTTAAAAAATATCGGTGATGACCCTTATAAAATTTTGGCTGGTGATAGAATTGCCCAACTTGTTATACAAAAGGTTGAACTAGTAGGCTTTAAAGATATTTGGAACGATTCTACCCGAGGCACAGGAGGCTTTGGTTCAACAGGAACATAAGGAAATCATGGCAGTAAGCACTAGAGCACAAGTAATAACACGTCGTACATATAATAGACCAGTTTCAGACGACGGAAAACAATTTGAAACGTGGCAAGAAACAGTAGCCCGAGTTATTGATCACCAAGAATGGTTGTGGCAACGTGCCGCAGGTCGTGATTTAAATGACCAAGAGTATGCAGAATTGTATGATCTTGAACAGTTAATGTTAGATCGCAAAGTTGCTATGAGTGGTCGCACTCTTTGGCTTGGCGGTACAGATGTAGCTAAAACTCGTGAGGCATCTCAATTTAATTGTTCATTTACACACGTTGAAACAATTTACGACGTAGTAGATGTTTTATGGCTGCTATTACAAGGTTGTGGAGTAGGATTTAAACCAATTGTTGGTACATTAAACGGATTCTCCAAACCAATTAAAAATATTCGAGTAATTCGTAGTACACGCACTACAAAAGGTGGAAATGAACACAATACCGAAACGTTTGACGCAGAAACTAAAACATGGACTATCCAGGTCGGGGACAGTGCAGAAGCGTGGGCAAAATCTATTGGTAAGCTTATTGCTGGTAAATATGCTGCTGATACTCTTGTATTGGACTTTAGCCAGTTACGCCCTGCAGGTGAAAGGTTAAAAGGATATGGTTGGATTAGTTCAGGCGATTCGGCAATTAGCACTGCTTATGTTGCTATTGCCAATATACTTAATGGCCGTGCTGATAGTTTGCTTACTCGTATGGACATACTCGATATTGTCAATCATCTCGGCACCATTCTCAGCAGTCGTAGAAGTGCGGAAATTGCACTATTTGATTATGGACAACCTGAATGGGAAGAATTTGCGGTAGCCAAAAAAGATTGGTGGCTATATAATAATTCACATCGTCAACAATCAAACAATTCACTAGTATTTAAAGAAAAACCGCTAAAAGCAGACCTAGAAAAAATCTTTGGTTTAATGCTTGAAGCAGGTGGCTCAGAACCAGGATTTATCAATGAAGTTGAAGCCTTACGTCGTGCACCTTGGTTCAAGGGTGCAAACCCCTGTGTGGAAATCTTACTCGGCAATAAGTCTTTTTGTAACCTCACAGAAACAGATATCGCCAAATTCAAAGGCAACACCGCTGGCTTACACGCTGCCATACGTCTTGCAGCTCGCGCAAATTACCGTCAAACCTGTGTAAATTTACAAGATGGTATTTTACAAGAGTCATGGCATTTAAATAATTACTTTTTACGTTTGTGCGGAGTTGGTTTAACAGGTATTGCTAAACGGCCCGACATGACAGGTTATGACTACGAGTATTTAAAACGTACAGCAACAGCTGCGGCTGTTGGTATGGCTGAAGAATTAGGTTTACCTAGTCCTAAAAATATTACTTGCATTAAGCCTTCGGGTACATTAAGTAAAATTATGGATACCACAGAAGGTGTACATAAACCACTAGGAAAGTATATATTTAATAATGTTCAATTTTCAAAATTTGATCCTATTGTTGAAGTATTGCGTGCTGCTAACTATCGCGTTGTTAATCATCCCACTGATGATAGCGGTGTACTCATTACATTTCCTGTTGAGTGGGCTGATGTTCCTTTCCATAAAGTTAACGGAAAAGAAGTCAACCTCGACACAGCAGTCGAACAACTTGAAAAATACAAGTTAATTCAGACTAGTTGGACTCAGCAAAATACTTCAGTAACAATTAGTTATGATCCAACAGAAGTTTCAGCAATCATAGATTGGTTGCTAGATAACTGGGATTGTTATGTAGGTGTTAGTTTCATCTATCGTACAGACCCTACTAAAACAGCTAAAGATTTAGGTTATCTTTATTTGCCACAAGAAGTTGTAGATGAGCAATCTTTCCGCAACTATACACAACAATTAAGTACTGTAAGCCTTGATAATGCCAATAGTTTTGATGAAATTATGGGTGAAGAGTGTTCAACAGGTGCTTGTCCAATACGATAAACAAACGGAAATTTAAATGGAAATTACAAAAGATACAATATTGCAACTTGAATTATCAATTGAAGAAGTTAACAATATTTTAGCAGGATTACAAGAATTATCTGCTAAAATTTGTAACCCTCTTACAAATAAGATTCAAAAACAAGCAAGCCAACAACTGCCACAGCCCGAAGAAGAAACTGCAAAACAAAATACTGCAGAAACTCCAAAAGCACCAGTTAAAAGTAAGTAAAAAAGAAGCCCCGTATAGCAATATACGGGGCTTCTTTTTTACTTACGAAGTTTTAAAATATCGTGTACTAATAGTGCGCGTTCTGCCATAATGCGATCTCGGTGTTGACGGCTCCATGAAAAACCACCATCACCGCCCCATAAATCCCAAGCAACACGACCTTTGCTTGGAAAACCTTCTTCTCCACTGTTAAAACCAGTGGCACGCTTATCAACCTCGTGGCGGCTAAAAAATGAAAACATCCTTAGTACTGTGGAAGCTGATAAGTTTTCACGGTTTTTTAGTTGATTGGCTCGTGCTAAACCCACTAGTGTACCGCCAGGTTTGCCTTCTTCGTGCCATTTAAGTGCGCGATTAGCTGCACTTGCCATACCCTCTGTGGGTTTATACATTTCTGCCATAATTTAATCTCTATAAGCTAAAATAATTTGTTTACACATTTTAGATCGAACAATATCTTCGTCTAAGAATCTTATTACTTCAATATCTGGAATTCGGTCTAAACGATTAATAGCATCTGACAATCCCGAATCAGGAATATCACTTTGGTCTACATCGCCTGAAATAATCATTTTGCAATTTTTACCAATACGTGATAACAACATTTTCATCTCTTCACGAGTAGCATTTTGCGCTTCGTCTAATAACACAATGCAATTATCAAACGTGGATCCTCGCATAAAACCTAGTGGTTTAGGCTCAATTGTTTTTGCTTTTAGTGCATATTCATAAAAACCTTTTCCAAGGCTACGAGTAAATACGTTATCAAAAGGTTCTAAATATGGAGCATACTTTTCTTCTAGTGTACCTGGTAAAAATCCTAGACCACGCCCTGTTTCTACATTAGGCCTAGTTAGAATTATTTTCTGAATACGTCTGTGAAATAATTCACCTGCAGCATATGTTGCTGCTACATACGTTTTACCTGTTCCTGCACTTCCTACACCAAATATAATTTGATTAGATTGAATTGCTCGTAAATACTCTGCTTGTATAAAATTTAGTGGTTTAACATCAGTAAATCCATATTCTACTGGGTTGCGATCTAGTTGAACTACATTATCACGTCTTGCTTTTTTACCGCTTGCCATAAACTTCCTTGTAAAGTTGGAAAAACAGGTCTGGGTATAACTCACAGACCTGCACATCTGCTAGTTATTTTTTCTTGACGTTTTCAACTTTAGTGGAGTCTAATTTTTTGTGTGTTTTAATGGTTTTACATTCTTGTTGTGTTTTACCAGGCTTGTTGTGACAAACTTTTTTGGTTTCTGCAAACGCAGAGCCAAAAGCAAAAGCAAAAACAACAGCTAAAAAGATTTGTTTCATAGAGATATTAAAGTAAAGGTTGTGGAGATTCAGGTGGGGCTGTTTTGCCATTATAACCTGTGCGAACTTGAGGCACAATGTCTTGTGCAGTTGTACCGTTAAATCCATTTTGTGCAGGTGCAGTAGTTTGTGGTGGCGCCAAAGCAGCAGAATTTTGTGCTGGTTGAGGTGCGCTTGCGGTAACACCTGCCATCTTTTCTTGTCCACGTGACCAAGCAGTAATACCTAGTACAGCACCCATAGCCATGTGAAATAACCCACCGCCTTGAAGTGTCATTGGTTGCCATTGACGAAAAGCATCATTTACTGCTTGTGTTTCCCAAAATTGTACTACAGTAAACCCTATGGGAAATAAGATAAAATCACAAACGCATACACACATATACATAATGGCCATCATAGGACGCCATTTGCTGGTCATAAAATCTTCTGCTGGTTTTTGCTTGTGTTTGGTCATTTAGCAGCCTGCTTTTGCAATTGACGAAGTTTTTCTTCATGAATACTTATTGCTTCACGATTTGATTGAATTGAATCGCGATTCTTTTGAATTGCTTCTGTTAAATCTTGACGTAAACGTTCACAAGCTAATTCTGCACCAGTATTAGGAGCTTGTTTATTGTCACTAGTAACAACTAAACTTACTTTACTTTCTAATATGGTAACTTGATGTGCTAATGTGCCGACTGCACTTAGTAAATAACCAACACCTGCAATAATCAATGGTAGCAATGCAAATAATAATTTTTCAATAAATGCACCTTTTGCGTTTTCTTGTGTCATAATCCAATTTTCCCTAATAGTAAATTAACGATTTTATTTGATAGATCGTCTGGTAAAAATTTTAAAAAGCCTAAAAAATAAAGTGCTACTAAACCGTAAACAACTATTTTTAAGGCTAAATCAAAAGTTTTTTGGTATTCATTCATCTGCCACACCTATGAGTTGTTTGGCAAAACTCCACTAACTCATAAACGCCTATAAATAGCATAAATAAAACAAAAGCACTAACACTAATTGCAATTACAATTTCTTGTTCTTTTTGTTCTTTTGCTTTTTGACGCTTGGCTTCTGCTTTTAGTGCCGAAATTTCCTTGGCATCTGCTAGATCCATTTCGGCTTGACGTGCTTTAATTTTATTCCACACATCAATTTTGCCTGTTTGCATAAAAAGCATTTTAAGTTCTTCTTCAAACGCTCTGGCTTGCTCTAGTGCCATCTCAATTTGAAGTGCAGTGCCCATGTTTGAGCCTTTTTTATCCTGCTTAGCTTGTAGCATGGCTTTGGTAGCCACACTTTTAGCATCAAACATTTTGCCAATCATAGGAGCTAAGCTTCCTAAATCATTGGCAACTTTTGAAGCTTTTTTGACCATTGAAATGGCCGATTGAATACCCGCTAGTGCGGTTACTGGATCTATCATACTAACCCCCTGTTAGCGTTTTTTACGCCACTCTAAACAAATTACTTTTCGACTATAAACATCCCCAGTCCAGGTCCAACGAACACACTCATATTCAGGCTTAGGCGCTGCTATTACAAGTGATATGATAATATAAACAAAAAACACTTAAACACCCAAAACGTGTAGGGCATGCTCATAGTGTTTTTTACGATCTTCTAAACCAATGGTTCCACCATTGATTCGTTTTGTTAATGTTACAATGTCGCCACGGTCGGCCCATTGATTTAAATTGTTTGTTTCCCAAAACCAGCAAGCTGATTGTGCAGCACCTTCAAAAGTTTCCATGTACTCTGAGGCGTCTTCGGGTGTGATTTCAAGTGAATCAGCAAACCAAGTATAGTTATCGCGACCAGTTACTTGTATTAATCCACGACCACAATACCGATATCCGTCTCCTGACGCTTCTGAACCATTGCCCATGCGGTTAGCATAAACACGATTAGCAATTGCTTCTGGTTTTTGTGCGTACTGTTCAGCTAGTTCATCTGTGGGAAAATATTTTGGAAATACCTTGCGTAGTGTAACTGCTCGATAATTTAAATTTTCTTTGATTGCTGTAAAACCACCAGACTCATGAGCACACTGTGCTAAAAAAGCAGCCATACGCTCAGCAGTATCAATTTCATAATCTGGTAATAGTTGTTGTAGTGCATGATACCAGTAAGTTACATAAACGTTTTTTGGAATAATTTGTTTCAACTGTGATAATTCTAATAACATTAACGTAATTCCTCAAACAATTGTTTTTGACTAGTATACCACTCACGCCATGCAGCTACAATATTAGTGCATTGATGGTATTCAGTGTAGTTTTCAACTACAGTTTTTGTTAGTTGTGACAATGTAGCATTATCAGGTGCTGCTTTAAGTGGCTTGCAAGGCTCTAACAATACTTCTGGCGCTAATGGAAATTTCTGAACTACAGGGACTGTTGTAGAACAACCGGTAATTACTACTAGAAATAATATAATAATAATAAATAAGGTTAATATTGACGGCAATCTCATTTCTTATCACCCTTTTCAGCAGCCTTGTTAAGTGCTTCAACGACTTCGTGTGGTAACACACAGGTGTTATCATACTTAATAATTTCACGGTCCACATACTTTATAACATCTTCACCACGTTCACGAATAGTTTCACGTTTAGTTAGTGTTTTAGTAACTATTTTGGTGTTGACTTTTTCAGATTTAACTTGCAACTCTGAAATTTGTAGTTCTAAGTCTTGTGTACGTTTTTTCCAAACATCGTTATTTGAAACCGCACCAGTCATATAAGTGCCAAAAAATACTAAAGCTATGGCTAAGCCTTGAATTAGTTTTGCTTGCGGCAAGAATGAAACGGTTTTAGTAACTAAAAACACAATAATTCCTGCGAAAAAAATCGCAGGAAATACCCAACCAGGAAAAAACTGTAGTATCCACATATTATACCATACTATTTAAATTGTTTTGTAAACGTGTATCATTGGGAGCATATTCAAGTGCTTTTTTAACCAATTCTACGGCTTCGGTTTTAAAACCTAGGTGCCATGCGGCAATAGAACATAAATCATAAGGTTTTTCTTGCCATACTTGAGGATCCATAGTATATACTAAAGCTTTATCTGTGATTGCTAGTGCTGATTTAGCTGCTGAATAACAATCCAACCACATACCTAAACGATAACATGTTTCTGCAAGGCCAACCCAAGGCTCACGTGTATTAGGCGCTTCAGCAATAGCTAAACGAAACATCTTAACTGATTGTTCCCAGTTGTTAAGCTCTTGATAACATTTACCTAATAATCGGTAAGCATAGCAACGTTCATTTTGCCAAGTTGCTTCTGGCATTGCTAAATACTTGTTTAAATAAACAACTGCTTCTTGCCAACGACTATAAAAAGTCAATTCACGAGCATGATAAAACGCGTTGCGTGGGCAATGTGGATCTTCTGCAATTGCCAGTTCTAGTAGCGGCATGTACTGACCACGCGATTTAGTGTTGTCAGGATGGTGACTTACTAAAAGCATATCAGTTTGTGCGTATACCTCTTTGGTGCGGTTATCAGGTCTGGGATACTCATGTACTGGATGATGCCAGTGGTAGCCAGTACGGTGGTGAATCTTTTCGTAAAAGAAACTGATACCACTACCCCAGTCAAATTTGTAACGTAATCTGGTTGTTTCCGCAGTCCAAACACGTTCAATTTCTTCTCGCCAACCAGGTTCTAAAACTTCATCTAAATCTAGTGAAATGCACACATCATAATCCCCTGGGATCAAGTTTAGTGCAGTATCACGTGCTTTGTCAAACCGCCAAGGTTTTACTGAGATTTCGTATACTTGGGCACCAAATTTACGTGCGGTTTCAACTGTTGCATCTGTAGAACCAGTATCTGCAATTAAAACCAAGTCAGCATCTAGTGCTGACTTGCAGAATCGTTCAACAAATTGTTCTTCGTTTTTGCTTATAGCATATACGGCTATTTTCATTTTTTATTATAGTAGGTTAGTAAAATTCATTAACTAAAATTTGTGCTAATGTAGGTATATTATATACTAAAATACTCACCCTGGCAATAGTAAAATTGTTTTGGGTTAAGATAAATACCACGATTGAGTTGTTTGAGCAGTGCCACTGGTACCTGTAACAATTGCAGTATTATCTGTTAAACCGTAAGTAAGTTGTGGTTGTACTGTGCTATTAACAGCTGTATTTACATTATTTAATGATATAGTGGTATCTGAACTTGTGGTTACACCAACAGTTTGAGATTCAGCAATATCAGATAAAACACTGCTTATAGCTAAAACTTGAGAATTTACAGTATAACCATATTTGTCAAATTGCACTGAAATATCGGCCATTTAATGCTCCTTATGCAGCACGGATTAGCCACATATCGTTGGCCATTACCACAGGCAAATATAAATCATTGTTTATTGAAAATGTTTGATTTTCTGCTGTCCAGTAATTTTTCATGTTTGCCCAAGGCATTGACAAACTTTTGTAAATACCACGACAAGCACCGCCTGGGTTAAAGTGAGTGGGAACTCCTGATCGAATAATTATTGGATAAGCACCAGGAACTTGTAGGCCAGTTACAGGATCTGCTTGTGGAGGATTTATAATAGCTGTGGTATCTCCATACGTGCTTCCGTCCATTGATCTTGCTTTAAATATAGGAGTTTCTAGTTCTACAGTAGCCGAAGGCAGATTGCTTTGAGAAAAATATCCTCCTGCGGTTGCTGTTCCATAGTTTTGCAAAGATTTTATTACTGGTGCAGCCGTTAAGTTAGTTGTTTGATCTATGCCGCGCATCCATGCAGCTACGTTATTTGTTACATAATAACTGTTTGCGTTTTGTGAAGTTTTGGCATTTGAAACTTGTATGTAACCCCAGCTTACCCAAGGTGGATTATCATTGTAAGTGTTTTCCCAAGGTTGTGTTTCACGTAAACCATGATAAACTATACTACCGTATCGTGGGCTATAGGATTGTGCAGCACTGTAACCAGCAGCAATTGTTGATGTGTAACCAGCAGAGTATGACTGACCAGCACCAACTTCCCAGATAATGCAATAGTTTGCAGTTACAGCAATTTTATACTTTACCGCGTTTTGAGCCATGTTCATAAACCAAGGATTGCTAGTGTATGGGCTACTTGTTTGGCCTGTGTTACCAATATCTTTAAAAGGTGTATTTGAAGTTGCGTTTGCAGCATACAAAATGCCATTAGTTGCTACAAAATTTGTATCTGTCCAGTCAGTTGTTGTACTGTGACCAAAAGTGCTTAACACCGCGGGTTGTGTGGCCCAGTACGCTGGATATGCACTACTACCACTACTAACAGAATTATAACTAGTAGTAACAGGTATATGAAAACTCAACTTTTTATAAGGCACTGCGCTTTTTCCTGAGGCGTTATAAAAATCAGCTTTGTAATTCGCAGTATAAACACCATTGCTGGCAATGGCTGTCCATGTAGTAGGAGTATTATTTCCTGAGCTAGGTACTGAATGTGATGCGCTAGTAGTCCAACCACCAGCTTCTGTGTTGGCATCAATTGACACAATGCAATTTTTTGATGTGTCAATGGTATTTGAAGCAGTATAAGGATTAACTGTTAGCGTAGTTGTACCAGCAGCAGCAGTACAAGCAGCTGTAACACAACGTAAAAAATTAATATATGTTGCGTCTGTGCTGGGTGCAGTTGTGCCAACTTTAGGGTCGAATGTAATAATCATAATTTAATCCACTAATAAAGAAATATCATTAACAGTTAATCGGTATAAATTTGACGCATCTTTGTAAATTTGTACGCCAGCAAAACAATTAAAAGGTAAACGGTAACATCCGTACATTAAATTACCAGCACCGCTGCCAGATACAAATGCAGGATTCTCAAATACCACACTAGTACTGCCTACTGCTTTACGAATAGTTTGTGTGCCTTGAATACTAGTAGTTATATTACCGTATCCAGGAATATCATAGTTATAAATATAAGGAATAACTGAACCAGTATTTGTTCCAACATTTGGAACATTTGTAAGATCTTGGAACATCATTAGCATACTATCAGTGTAAGTTCTAGTAGTACTGCTGTGTCCTAAATCTATAAGTGCAAATAAACTACCGCTGTTTGGTGCAAAAATTGCTAGTAACTTATTGCTTACAACAATATCAATACCTGACTTATAATAAGTTTCATATACAACGGGACTAATATTAACAGTTTTAGTATAACCATTAACTAGTGTATCTGTTCCACTAGTATAACTTTGAGCTAAAGTTACTGTGGTTAATTGCGTACTATCAAAACTTAAACGAAAGTAATGGGTTTTTGATGTGGCAGAATCATTATGAATCTTACTGTATGTATACGTAGTATTATTTACACGAGTATACTTACTAGTAGGATAAGTTCCATAAATGACTGAGTTTGTTTTATCTGCTCCTGCACTTAAATCATTAACTGAAGCTACGTTTCCTAATATAATATTATTAATATCAGTTTGAAAATTAGCTAAAGTACAAGAGCTATTTGTTCTATATCTTACTAGCATATTAGATCCTTATACTCTGCAAGTATACATAAAAATTGTTTATTCATAGATTATCTTTCTTAGGAGTATTTTAATTTAACAGATAAATCAGTAGCTGATCCGCCTGAAACATCTAAAGTTAAATAATCTGTGGTGGTTAATGAAATATTAACCGTTACTGGTGTCATCAACACAGACGACAAAGTAAAAGTAGTACCAATGCTAGTACCGTTCTTTTTAATTGTAAAAATTAAATTCCCATTGGTTGGGGCAGTACCCAAATTAGCCAAAACTGTATCTATAGTAATATTTTTTGGTGAATAAAATCTTGCTGTTCCTGTAAATGGCGGGGTAATTGTACCCGCCATTGACAAATTAATATATCCTACAGTGCCGCCAGTTGTAGTACCAGTACCCCCTTTTTCAGGTGCAATAACTCCAGTAGAGTTTACGCCAAGGCCAAGTTTTGCTAAATTTGTTGCTATGCTCATTTTTGTCCTTATTGGGTTAACAGGGCTGTGGTTGGGGGTGTAAAGTTGGCGGTGTAACGTGCAAGGCCTTGGGTTATTCTTAGATCGTCTATGTAACCGTTTAACGTAGTTGTAGTTACAGGAGACCCTGCTGACCAATATGTACCAATCCCTAGAGGGGCAGTAGTTCCGTAATTATTTGAATCAGTATAAGTTGACCCAGATTGTGTTCCATTAATAAACATCTTTGTTGACCCAGATGCTCTACATAAGGCAACATGATACCAAGTATTAATACTTAACGCTGACCCAGTTATTCTGTCAGCACTACCAGTGAAATATCTGATTCCCGCACTGCCTGCATAATAAATATGTGGGTTAACGCTTGTGCCAGAAGTTAAGTTGCTAACTATTGTTTGAGCAACCGATGTAGAATTGAGATATAACCAGAATTCAATAGTAAAGTCACCGGTGCCATAGCCAAAGTTTATATTTGTTGGTTGAACTACGTAATCCCCAGTACCGTCAAAACTCAAGCTGCTACCACCAAACTTTG